GTTTGTCGTTGATGGCGAGAGACTATTTCGAGTTTTATCTAATTTTATTACAATCAAATATGAACATCAAGGAAACGAAGAAACGTATAATCCAAGCTGGGCACAAAGCAGTTGAAGAACTTATTAAGGTAGGTGAGGAAGCTATTGTCACTGACTCTGAAGATGATTTAACAGCTGATAAACTAAAAAACGCCGCAGCATCTAAAAAATTAGCTATATTTGACGCATTTGAAATACTTAACAGAATTGAAGAAGAAGAAAACTTGCTTGAGGGTAAAACACCTGAAGAGGCAAAGGAAAAAACTTTTAAGGGATTCGCTGAAAGTAGATCTAAATAATGTACGAGCAAAGTTTAGTTAAAACCGTTGAGCCAGTTAAGAAAACGACAATCAGTCGTCTTAACAAAGGTAAGAAATGGAAATACGGTTACGATAAAGAGCACGATATTATAGTGTTATCTCATAGTGGGCGGATAGGTGAGATAATAGAAATACAAGGACTAGTTATTGCGTTACCAAAAGCTCCTAAAGAAATATACAAAGATCCGAAGAACAAATGGGTGAAATTCGAGTATCCCAAGGAGTTGCAAAGAATTAAAAATATATTCGATTGGAGGAATTATCCGGAAAGCAGTAAAGAAAAATGGTACGATTATATAGACGAAGAGTTTAGAAGAAGAGAGGAAGGATTCTGGTTCACGAATAATGGTAAACCAACCTGGGTAACAGGTACGCAATACATGTACTTGCAATGGAGTAAAATTGATGTAGGTGCTCCAGATTTTAGAGAGGCAAACAGATTATTTTATATATTCTGGGAAGCTTGCAAGGCGGACAAAAGATGTTACGGAATGTGCTACCTTAAAAATAGACGTTCTGGATTTTCTTTCATGTCATCAGCAGAAACGGTTAATTTAGCCACTCTTGCAAGTGATAGTAGATTTGGTATATTATCTAAAACTGGATCAGATGCAAAGAAGATGTTTACAGACAAAGTGGTTCCTATATCAATTAATTATCCTTTCTTTTTTAAACCTGTCCAAGATGGTATGGACCGTCCTAAATCTGAACTTGCTTATCGTGTACCTGCTAGTAAGTTTACACGGAAGAAAATGTCAGCTACAGATGGTTTGGAAGAAATCGAAGGCTTAGACACGACGATTGACTGGAAAAACACTGGAGACAATAGCTATGATGGTGAGAAACTAGCTTTACTAGTTCATGATGAATCTGGTAAATGGGAGAGACCCGATAATATTTTAAATAACTGGAGAGTTACAAAAACATGTTTACGATTAGGTAGTAGAATTATAGGTAAATGTATGATGGGCTCGACTTCAAACGCTTTAGATAAAGGTGGAGAAAACTTTAAAAAACTATACAATGCCTCAGATGTCACGAGAAGAAATAGAAATGGTCAGACAAAGTCTGGCTTATACTCTCTTTTTATCCCAATGGAATGGAACTACGAAGGATTTATTGACGAGTATGGAATTCCAGTCTTTACTACTCCTGACGTCGACAGACTTACACCAGACGGTGAATTAATAGATGTAGGTGTAATAGATAACTGGCAGAACGAGGTAGATGGTTTAAAAGACGATCAAGATGCTTTAAACGAATTTTACCGTCAGTTTCCTAGAACAGAAGAACACGCGTTTAGAGATGAGACTAAGAATAGTATATTTAACCTAGTTAAATTATACGAACAGATAGACTACAATGAAGAGATGACCAGAACTCTAGGAGTTACAACGGGTAACTTTCAATGGGTTAACGGTATTAAAGATTCTCAAGTAATATTTTATCCAGATCCAAAAGGTAGATTTAAAGTTAGTTGGGTTCCACCTCAACAATTACAAAACAGAGTGGTACTTAAAAATGGTATTAAATACCCTGGTAACGAACATATGGGAGCGTTTGGTTGTGATAGTTACGATATATCCGGTACGGTAGATGGAAAAGGATCTAAGGGTGCTTTACACGGTTTAACTAGATTCAGTATGGAAGATGCTCCAGCTAACAGTTTCTTTTTGGAATATTTGTCAAGACCACCAACAGCCGAGATGTTCTTTGAGGATGTTCTAATGGCTTTAGTATTTTATGGGATGCCTATACTCGCGGAGAACAATAAACCTCGTCTCTTGTATTATCTGAGGCGAAGAGGATATAGAGGGTTTAGTATGAATAGACCTGATAAGATATGGAACAAATTGTCTGTTGCAGAGAAAGAGGTTGGTGGAATACCCAATTCCTCAGAAGACATTAAACAAGCCCACGCGGCGGCGATTGAGATGTATATACAAGATCACGTTGGAATGAAACAAGATGGAACGTTTGGTGATTGTTATTTCAATGAGCTACTAAATGATTGGGCAAAGTTCGATATAAACAAAAGAACAAAGTTTGATGCGTCGATAAGTTCTGGTTTAGCTATTATGGCTAATAACAGACATTTATACGCGCCAAACGCTAAGGTTGAAAAACAACCATTAAATTTAAACATTTCCAGGTATACTAATACTGGAACAAATTCACAAATAATCAAATAATAAATATGGCAGAGTCTGGCATTAAAAGTTATTTCCCGAGTCAAACAGTTAGTGATGCTGAAAAGCTAAGCTACGATTATGGTTTGAAAGTAGGTAGAGCTATAGAGCAAGAGTGGTTTAACAACGATAGAGGTTCTAATAGGTATAAAACTAATAGCAATGATTTTCATAATTTAAGATTGTACGCGAGAGGCGAACAGTCTATTCAAAAGTATAAGGATGAGTTGTCTATTAATGGCGACTTGTCCTATTTAAACTTAGACTGGAAACCAGTTCCAATTATATCTAAATTTGTAGATATCGTTGTTAATGGTATAGCTGAGAGGACATATGATATAAAGGCTTATTCTCAAGACCCGTTCGGTATTGAAAAGAGAACAGAGTATATGGAGTCTATAGTTAGAGACATGCAAAGTAGAGAGTTTAACGACGCCGCTATGCAAAACTTTAATATTGATTTATACGAAAACAAAAAAGAAGAACTACCAGGGTCTGAAGAAGAGTTAGCATTGCACATGCAGTTAACTTACAAACAAGCTGTAGAGTTGGCTGAAGAACAGGCTTTAAACGTTTTATTTGATGGTAACAATTACGAGTTAATAAAGAAAAGGTTTTACTATGATTTAACAGTCTTAGGTATAGGTGCTGTTAAAACTTCGTTTAATACTTCAGAGGGAGTTGTTATAGATTATGTTGACCCAGCGAATCTTGTGTATTCTTATACGGACTCTCCTAATTTTGAAGACATATATTATGTTGGTGAAGTTAAGTCTATTCCAGTAAACGAATTAGCAAAACAATTTCCTCATTTAACGGAGAGTGATCTTGAAGATATAATGAAAAATAAATCTAGCAATAGATCTAACTACAACTCTAGACATAACTACAACAAAGAAGACAATAACACTATACAGGTTTTGTACTTCAACTATAAAACCTACATGAACGAGGTTTATAAAATTAAAGAAACAGCCACTGGAGCAGATAAGATTATACCAAAAGACGATCAATATAATCCACCTAGTGATATGGAAGGTGGTTACGGTAGAATGTTAAGATCTATAGAGTGTCTTTATGAAGGCGCTATGATTTTAGGTACTGACAAGTTGCTTAAATGGGAAATGTCAAAAAACATGATGCGTCCTAAGAGTGATTTTACTAAAGTTAAAATGAATTACGCTATCGTTGCCCCTAGAATGTACGATGGTAGAATCGATTCATTAGTAAAACGTATAACTGGTTTTGCTGACATGATTCAGTTAACACACTTAAAGTTACAACAAGTAATGTCTCGCATGGTTCCAGATGGTGTTTATTTAGATGCTGATGGATTAGCTGAGGTTGATTTAGGTAATGGAACAAACTATAATCCACAAGAAGCTCTAAACATGTTCTTCCAAACAGGTAGTGTTATTGGTAGGAGTTTTACAAGTGACGGTGATATGAACCCAGGTAAAGTGCCTATTAGAGAAATTACATCTGGATCTGGTGGAAACAAAATGCAAGCTCTTATAGGTAATTATAATTACTACTTACAAATGATAAGAGATGTAACCGGGCTTAACGAAGCTAGAGACGGAGGTATGCCGGATAAAAACGCTTTAGTAGGTGTTCAAAAACTTGCTGCCGCTAACTCAAACACAGCTACTAGACACATATTACAGGCAGGTTTATTCTTAACGGCTGAAACAGCAGAGTGTTTGTCACTTAGAATATCTGATATTATAGAATACTCTCCAACAAAAGATGCATTTATACAGGCAATAGGCACGCATAACGTTGCCACGTTAGAAGAGATGAAAAACCTTCACTTATACGATTTTGGTATATTTTTAGAATTAATGCCAGACGAAGAAGAGAAAGCTATTTTAGAAAACAATATTCAAATAGCTTTACAGCAACAAACTATAGAGCTAGAGGATGCTATTGATCTTAGAGAGATAAGAAGTGTTAGACTAGCCAATCAACTTCTTAAAATACGTAGAAAAAAGAAAGCTGATAAAGACCAAGCTATTCAACAACAAAACATGCAGCAACAAGCACAGTTAAACCAGCAGTCAGCACAAGTAGCAGCTCAAGCAGATGTTCAGAAAAACCAAGCATTAAACGCTGGTAAAGCAGAGTTAATGCAGATGGAAGCTCAGATTGGTTCTCAGAAAATGATGCAAGAAGTTCAAATGAAAAAAGAGCTTATGGCTTTAGAGTTCCAGTATAACATGCAGCTTAAGGGCATTGAGGTTGACGGAATGAAGGATAGAGAAAAACAAAAAGAAGATCGTAAAGACGAAAGAACAAAGATACAGGCAACACAACAATCAGAGATGATTGAGCAAAGAAATAGTGGAAAACCACCTAAAAACTTTGAGTCCGCAGGTAATGATATACTAGGTGGAGGATTTGATTTAGGTTCGTTTGACCCTAGTTAGAATTTATTAATTATTATTATATTATATTATGGAAGAAAAAGATGAAAACGTAGTCGAAGAGACTACCCAAGAAACGACTGAACAAGTCGATGAAAGTAAATTTGAATCTGCTGGAGACGATAGCGTTATTAAGGTAGATTTAAGCGCTCCACCACAAGATAAAGTAGAAACTGAAGTTGTGGCAGGGGGAAAAACTGAAGAAGCAGAAACGGTAACAGAGGTTACTGAAGAAGCAGAAGTACAACCAGAAGCTGAAACACAAGAAGCTGCAGTATTAGAAGAGATTACTGAAGGTGAAGTTGAAGAGGTTGAAGAACAAGTTGAAGAAGCTATAGCAGAAGCTGAGGCTACTGGAAAACCATTACCAGAGAATATCCAAAAGTTAATGGACTTTATGGAAGAAACTGGAGGTGATTTAAGCGACTATGTAAAGCTTAATCAAGATTATAGCAAACTAGATGACAGCGCTTTGTTAAGAGAATACTACAAACAAACAAAACCTCATTTAGATAACGAAGAAATTAACTTCCTAATGGAAGACACGTTCTCTTACGACGAAGATGTAGACGACGATAGAGATATACGTAGAAAGAAATTAGCGCTTAAAGAGCAAGTTGCTAGCGCTAAAAGCCACTTAGACGGGCAAAAGTCTAAATACTATGACGAGATCAAGGCTGGAAGCAAACTTACGGGTGAGCAACAAAAGGCAATTGATTTCTTTAATAGGTACAACAAGGAGTCAGAAGCAACTCAAAAAACAGTTAAAACGAACTCTGATATTTTTACACAGAAAACAAATAATGTTTTCAACGACAAATTCAAAGGTTTTGAATA